AAATATAACTTCTTTAGAAATAAAGAATTTAACACTAATAGAAAATAAAGAGACTCAGCAAATAAAACCAAAAGCTCTAAATAAACCAAAAAAATCTAATATAATTAGAGAACTTGAAATAGAGCAGATGGAGTTAAAATTTTAAATATATTATTTGAGGGCGCCGGCTTCTAAAAGCAGTTTTACTATGTCTGTGTGATTTTTTAGTGCGGCACGTATCAGCGCCGCGTTGCTATCTTTTATAACTAACATTTATTTATACCTTTTTTTTTGTTGTTATATTATTACCATGTATTATAAGTACTTAATTGTCAATAACTTTCAATAAATTTTTGTAATTCTGAGTAAATTTGACTTTTTAATGCAAATAAAGTATAATTATTACTAATAATGTATTTTAAATTAAAGTAAGTGAATGTCGATAGAAGAAGTGATTGTAAAGAAAAAAGGAACTAAAAAACCGTTTTCATTTACAGATGAAATGTTAGAAGAGTTTAAAACAATAGCACCGGTTCTCAAAACTAATAAAGCTTTGGCTCAATATTATGGGGTTTGTGAAGATACAATAGAAAGAGCTATGAAAAGAGACGAGCGCGCAAAGCGGGTCTGGACGCAAGCTAAAAGAAAACTTCTAATCGATATAATGAGCGAGGGATATAGAATAGCTTTAGATCGTACTCATCATCATCAACATCGCATGATCATGTGGATTGCTGAAAATGTACATCACATAAAATACAATCCGCTTGATATCACAAGCAGCGATGATAGTTTCAAGGGAATTTCAATTGCATTTGAAAAGCCCGCTGAGAAAGAGATCATAGAAGTATCAGAAGACGCTTAAGAAGTCGAAGATATCTGAGATTTTAATCTGAGGTTTACTAAAATTGTTATGATAGTCCATAAAAGGTATAATAGTATTTGTGGACGTTGGCAATTTAGGGACGTATTTTATGGACGGTTTTAAAAGGTAATTTTATCATTTTTGATATCGTCCATTAAACGGTCGTTTTATAGATAGTTTTTGATTGAAAATCTAAAAAATTCTGGCGACAAGCTTGATTTTTCATTTTCATTTTAGTATTCTAAAAATACTTAGCGTATGCTAAGTTTACTCCCTCATCTGTGGGGGTAAACTGCCGAATAGGCAGCTTAGAATTTGTAAGATTATGATTTACTTCCACTGCCGAATAGGCAGCTTAGAAATGTATTAAGTTGAATTTTAGTGTTTTTCAATCTGTCCACTGCCGCATAGGCAGCTTAGAAATGTGTTGAATTAGCAAGTTAGTGATAGATAGGAGAGTTAGTGGTTAAAAAGGAAAGTTTTAAAAAAATAACATATCCGTACTGGCTCGAGCCGCTTTTCACAAAAAAAATAAACATCGCAGTGATATATGGCGGCAGAGGCTCAGGTAAAACTGTGGGTATCGTACTATTTCTTCTAACTAAGGCTTTAGAGTCAAAAAAAATCATAGTATGCGCAAGGGCTTTTAAATCATCACTGGAACAGTCAAGCTATGGTGAAATAAAAGCTCAAATAGATCGTTTAGGTTTAGATAAAGAGTTTACTATATATCACAATAAGATAGTCGCTAATAGGACTAAAAGCGAGTTTAATTTTATTGGGGTTGATAGAAACCCTACAAACATAAAAGGGTTTGCGAAGATATCATATTTTTGGATAGATGAAGGTGAAACTATCACAGATCCTGTATGGACTGTAATTCAGCCGACCATCCGGGAAGATGATTCTATGGCAATCATAACAATGAATCCAAAGTACAGCTATGATTGTATATATAGCAGGTACATAGCACCTGATGCCCAGTTTGTAACTAATTCAACGTATGTGAAAAAAGTGAACTGGGATCAAAACCCACACTTTTCTAAAGTACTACAAGAGCAGAGAGAGCTTGAGTATAAGGTCGGTGATATGGGCAGATACAACTGGATTTGGGAAGGAGAGCTGCTAGAATCATCAGAAGCTCAAATACTGCATGGGCGATGGGTGAGGCAAGACTTTGAGGAACATGACAATGTAGAATTCTACTACGGCTTAGACTTTGGATACTCTGTAGATCCGACAGCAGGTGTCAGATGTTACGTCAAAGATAATGTGTTGTATGTAACGCATGAGTTCTATAAAACCAGGGTAGAAATTGATGAAATAGGCTTGAAATGTGAGCGTCACATACCTGGTTTTAAGAAAGCTAAAATAATAGCAGATAGTGCTAGGCCTGAAACGATATCTTACATGAAGCGTCAAGGGTACAATGTACACGCTTGCGATAAAGGCTCAGGGTCTGTAGAAGATGGTATAGCTCATCTTAGGTCTTTCGATAAAATAGTAGTACATCCAAGATGTTCAAATTTTTTGACAGAGTGTAGTTTGTACTCGTATAAAGTTGATGCTCGAAGTAATGACATAACTACTAAAATAGTAGATGCTCATAATCATCTGATAGACGCTTTGAGATATGCTTTAGAAAGAGTGATGAAAGCTAAAAAGGTTAATTATAGTGTCTTTAAAAATTATAATAATTACAATTCTAAGTTGACACAAAATTATTTTTAAAATATAAAGGTTAAAGGTTTATTATATGTTTAAAAGGTCAAAAATTATGTCATATGCTTTTACTAGTGATGAAAGGCGTACTATAAGTATACTTTCTTTCGGTACTTTTTTAGAGTACTTCGATCTTTTCTTATTTGTTCATTTAGCTAGTAAAATTAATGAAACTTTTTTTGCACCGGGGGATAAAAGTTCATTTTTAGTCACTTCTATAGCTTATATTACTAGTAATCTTTTTAGACCGTTTGGCGCATTAATATTAGGTTATTTAGGTGATAAAATAGGAAGAGTATATACTTTGTATGTAACGTTATGTCTTATGGGTTTTATAAAAATTATAAAAATAAGTTGATTAAGGGAGTGTTATAAAATGTTCTATTATTAATAGATTTATGTGTACCCCCAATCTTCTAAAATAAGATTAGGAATTCTAGAAAATTCATTTTTATTGTTGCTGACTAATATTGCTTTTTCGCATAAAGCGTGTGCTGCTATAAGCATATCATTAGAACCTATAACTATACCTTTGGTTGATAAATTATATCTAACTTCTCCGTAAAAAGTAGAGCATTGTTCAGTGTAAGGTAGTACTTCAAGTTGAGTTAAAAGTAAATTTAAAGCTATTTGGCTTTTTTCTTTAAAGTTGCTTTTAGATATTCCGTATTGTAATTCAGATAAAACTATAGAAGATATAGATATTTTATGGCTTCTACTTAATATTTCCATTTTGTCAAAATAAGGTTTAGGATTTTTTTTGATTAAATAAATGCAAATATTGGTATCTAACATGTACATTAAAAACCCTCTCTATCTTGTAAAGGTAAATCTTTATAATCATCCATAAAATTTTCAACAGGTTTTAGTTCTCTATATACATCCAACCAGCTTTTTAGAACAGGTTGCAATAATATACCATTACCTAAACGACTTATACTTAATTCTTTACCAGGCATTCTAAAACCTTTTGGTAATCTTACTGCTTGACTGCGACCATTTTGAAATATTTTAGCTTTTACCATACGTTACCTCAAATGTATATACTTATTAGTATATAACGTTTAATTAACATGTACAAATAAAATAATCGCCTATTTTTAGTTTTTGTCATTATAGTTTTTGTCACAAATGTTATAATCTTTTTACAAAAATAATTTTATAAAAAGATGTAAGCATGTCTGATAAATTAATATTAATGTTTATAATATTGGCTATCGTATCTATAACTGGAAGTATAACTATAAAAGATCTTACGGTGTTCGGTGTACTTAAACTTAAAGAATTAAATTTAATTTGCAAGTCGTTTTTTATGCTTGTATACGCTGGAGAGCCTATTAAATTAAAAAAGAAACCTGGATTACCTAGGTATAGTTATTATTATAGAAACGGTAAACTAGTCAAAAGAATTGTAAAAAACAAAGAAAATAGTATAGACTAAGTTAAAAAATAAGTATATACTATAATTTGTATTTAAGTGCGTTTAAATGAAGTTTGTCGGTGATTTTTTTAAAAGATTCAATAAAGATAGTGCAGATACTGCAACTACGCGCAAAGATCATTGGTTCAATCTTGCAACAAATTTGGGTTACAAGAGTAGAGCTAATCTAACAAAATTTTCCACAAATTACGACATTTTAAGTAGAGACGTATTAAGCTCGATGTATCGAAGTGACGGTATAGTACGAAAAGTAGTTGATATTTTTGTTACAGAATCTCTTAGATCATTTATAGAGACTAATGACGATCTATTAGAAGAGCTTAAAAGACTTAAACTTAAAAATAACTTAATGGACGCTGCTAAAGATGCTAGACTATATGGGGGTTCGCTTTTAGTAGCTTTTGTAGATGATGGTAGATCTCTAAGTGATGAAATAGACTACAACAATATAGAGCGTGTAGTTCAATTCAGGTCTTATGATAGATATCAGATAACATGGGATCCTGTAGATATTGTTAGTGATTATTTAGATGAAAATTTCGGAGAACCTTTAATATACACGATACAACCTATTTCTGGTGTTGCTTTTCAAGTACATAGATCGAGAGTTTGGCGTTTTAGAGGTAATCGAATTTCCAATTTAGATAAGTATAGAAATCTTGGATGGGATGATTCTGTTATACAATCTATATATGTTGCTCTTAGAAACTTAGGGAATACTATGAATTCTTGTGCAGAGATTGTTCAAGATTTTATTATAGGGGTTCTACACGTTCAAGATTTTATTGGCATGATAAGTGCTCAGGGTTATTCAGAAATTGAAGCAAGACTTGAAGATCTAAGACTTAAACGTTCTACTGCTAATATGATTGTAGTAGATGCTGAGCATGAGAAGTATGAGAAGGTTAGCAGCTCCGTATCAGGATTGCCGGAGCTATGGGATCGTTTCAGCGAAGTTATAAGCGCTACAACTGACATCCCGCTTACTAAATTACTTGGCAAATCTCCTTCCGGACTTGGAGCTACTGGTAGACATGAAGAAGTTAACTGGAATAATAAAGTCGAAGAGTATAGAAATGATAATATTAAACCGTGCGTAGATTGGGTAATGGATCTAATAAAAGCTCAAAAGTCTTTTAATTTAACTGAAGATAAATTTAATTGGCTTTTCAATCCATTATCTATACCCGACCCCGAAGAAAAGGCGAAAGTTAATCTTTTATGCGCTCAAATTGATCAGATATATATAGATAGGGCTGGTGCTTCTGCTGAATTCTTATTTAAGAAACGATATGAAAACGGAGAGTTTAACCCTGACATCATTGTAACAACTGAAGACTTAAAAGAACAAGATGATAAAATGGAAATCGAAGCCGAAACCTTGCAAATAATGCAAGAAGAGATAGCTACGGAAAAAAGCAAAAACAATGATTCGGAGGAATTAAAAGCTGAGGAAGTGTTGAATAGGTTGATTATTGAAACATTAAGCAAGTTCGGTGACAAAAGAAGAAATACAGAGCGCGCTTAACTTATTAACAGCTCTAGAGACTTTAGACAACATTAAGATTAGAGATGCATTAATAGCTTGCAGAAGAGACGGTGATACTTTGGTATTTACAAATCAAGCTGATGAGTCTTTTGAATTTAACTTACAGAATCTTGATGTTGATCTTCTAAAGTCTACAATCATAAACTCAGCTAATAACTTTACATCAAACGCGCTAAATCATCTTGCTAATAACTTGCATGAAAATTTAAATGCTCATGCTGACAATTTAAAAGTTGTAGATAGTAGCCTGCAAACAAGAATAGACGCAGTTTCTAAGGATATCAAATCTAACATTAAAGATACATCTAAAAACTTGCTAGATAAAGTAAGCAAAAATATGTTATCTAGAAAAGATGCTGAAGACATTGTAAAACTTTTGATCCGTAAAGATGAAGCGAAGAATTTAATATCAGCTGCAAAGTCTAGCATAACTTCTAAATTTGAATTACAGCTTAATACTAGGCTTGAAACCCTTGAAGCTTCTTTGAAAGGTTTGATAGAGAACTTAGATTACTTGGAAGATGCCGATATTGAAAACGATTATCTGGTTACTTTCAAGAAGGGTAAAAAGCAAAGACGTAAGAAGGTAGGTGGAGTTCATCATTATTATGGCGGAGGCGGAGGTGGAAGCGGTGAAGGTGATTTTAAATACACGAATAGCGAACCTACCCCCAATAAGATAGGAGGTATTAAAAAAGGTACTACGTTTCAAGCTACACCTCTAAAAAATATTTTAAATTTACTTTTATATGGGTATGATGAGCCATATTTCAGCACTTTCAATGTAGATTACGCCTCTGTTTATGAAGTTGGTTATACAATTCAATCTCAAAATAAAACAGCTTATTGGGGGATTAACGATACAAAGTTATTGGAGGCTAATAGTATCAAGATAACATACGTTAACGGTAATATTTTAGTTGCTGATAATCTAAGCAATACGGGATCTAGCACGTTTGCAACTCCTTCAATATCTTTTAATTTACCAACCAAAGTTGACTTTAAGATATCTGCAATGAGTAGTACAGAAACTGAACTATCTGATATGTTCTCATTCAATTTCAAGCATAGAATCTATGTTGGACATAGTGATCTAAGTGTATTGACAGCTGACACAGTTAAGACATTACAGCTTACAGACTTGGTAGATACAATTGATGGAAAATACCCTGTTGATGAAGGAGGTTATAAGTGGATTTGTTACCCTAAATATTTTGGCCTTAAAAGGTGTTTTAAAGACTTTGCAAGTGATATTGATATAGAGATGGAAGATCCTATCACTTTGATGATAACTAACGCGTACGGGCTTAATATTGAATATTATTGCCATAGGTCTTATTACAAACTAGGCTCTGCAATGGAAATAGTAGTAAGTTAGTGATGCAAAAAGGAGCTATTGAAATTACTGGGTATATAACCCCGACATCTGAGACAGATACTTACCCTACTCATATAGATGTTTACGGTAAAGGTGGTTATAGGGTTGTAAGTAATTTATCGTCTTTAAATAATATTCCTTTAGCAAGAAGATCTGAGGGAATGTTAGTTTATGTGATAGATATCAATAAACTATACAAACTAACAGGTGGTATAGATGATAGTAATTGGGAAGAGTTTATTTCATTACCTCCACTTGGTACATTTACAATAGCGGGAATAACATATCCCAAAATATACGTTGGCACTGAAAGTGGTGTACCCGAAGCTTCTGAAAGTTTTGGCTACGCGTTAATTGATATACTTGCTTTAAATGCCCGATTTTTAACAGGCAACTTTATAATGGCTGATGCGCTATTTAAGCCGTCTTACCCGGGAGCTCAATTTATAAATGATTTAACTGATGGAATTTTAGCAAAAACTGGAAAGACTTTAAGAACTGCGGAAAGTGGGGTTGATTATGTTAATATTGTCGATAGATCGTTGTGTATTGAGGGCTCTATTTCAACGTGGTTACATGATAATAATAAGACGCTTAGAAATACAAGAGTTAAAATAATTGAAGGTACAGCGCAAGATGGAGACGACATTCAAGGTATTCGAACTCTGATAGCTAATGCTGTAATATCTAGAGGCGCTATCACTTCAGATGATTCTGTTTTTGGTTTAAACAATATTGGGTCACGGGAGTTAAGGATTTACGATAGGCAAAACGGAGCTGGGAGATTAACTAAATCAGTTAATTTTATATCTGCTTATAATCTAATATCTGATGTTAACTTTTACTTGCCAGAAAATCCTAGTTCTTTGGGTAAAGTTCTCGCAGATGTAGGAGAAACTATTTATGATAATAGAATTTTTAGAAAATTAGATTTTGTAGATATTGCTAGTAACTCTGCAAAATATATCTTACAAGAAGCCAATCAAAGTCTACCTAATGCTCAAGCCTTGAATCTTTTGGGATTGGGGATTTTAAAAGTTAATGCTAACGGTGTATTATCTTTAGCTATAAGTGGAACTGATTATGTATCTCCTATTGCTTTAGAAGAAGAAACAACAGCTCGCGTAGAAGCTGACACAGCATTAGAGACAAGTATTGTAGCTGTTCAAGGAGAATTAGAGGCTCAAATAACAGCTATTACGGGATTTGGTAGTTTTGCGTTATTAACTGAATTTTTAGCTAATTTAGGATGGACTACAGGTTACAGTGAATACTTATGGAGTAAATATAGACCTTTACGTACTTATAATACTTACGGTGATACAGATAACTATAGTAAAGATGGTGGTAACATTTGGTATGATGCAAACCATCTAGGGGCTGCCGGTTCATTTAAACCGGGTTTACGTATTACTTCATGGGATTCTTCAACTGTTTTAGCAAATGATTTATTCCCAGTTTCGATTGGATTGTTCGGATATAGAAATAGTTTGGGGCAAGTTGGGGCACAGGAAGGTTTTGTTTGGCAAAGTTATATAGAAAATAGTAACGCTAGTGCAAATTATAGATGGCCGAAAAATTTTGGGCTATATCACGTAGGACATGACGACGGAGCTATAGGCTGGAATAGAAAAGAAAATCTTTTAATGAATTATGATTATAATAGTTCATCATTTTCATTTGAGAAAAAAACAGTTTTTAAAACCGATGTAGTTATAAATTATTTAAATTCTGGGATTTTAAAAGTCACGAATGGTTTAATTGGTTTAGCTATTCCCGATACAGACTATGCTACATCTGAATTATTAGAACAAATAAAAACACAGACTTTAGGCTTTAGAAATGAAGCAGAAACTTTTGCAACAAATGCGTTAAATAGTAAAAATTCTGCTGAATTATCAGCGTCTAATGCAAATACATCTGCATTTAATGCTTATAATAGCGAAACAAGTGCTCAGAGCTCTGCAACAAATGCTTATACATCTGAAATTAAAGCTAAGGTGTCAGAGGATGCTGCCAAAATATCAGAAACAAATTCTAGTATTAGCGCAAGTAACTCGCAAGTTAATGCGGATACAACAGAACTTTTAAAAGTACAAGTCGAACAAATCATAAGTCAATATTTACAAGGGAGCATGAGCACATCTATAATCGACATTTCCTGGGACGTTGGGGGAGATCCTAATGAACCGCGAGTCTTAAATAATAACTTTAAAAAAGTTACAACGTTAACTACACCAAGTTTATCTTATATTCCAAAAGCTGCTGAAAGATTTGGTGTTATAGATTCCTCACTTTTACCCTTGAACCCTGATGTTAAAAGCATCTATTGGCAGTCTTTTTTTGATTTCGGGGCTGAAGAAAGTGTAAACGCTAATTATCAAATAAATTTTTATCATAAATTACTAGCTCAAATTTTAACTCCACTTAAAATAGATATTACATCTACGGGGTGCGTTTTAAATTTTAATGGAAATGTGAATATTAGTAATAATTATTTGTACGGACTTAAAAAAGTAGGTTTTGGTACCGGTGCAGATATAACTAGAGCTATTAGTCTTGAGTCTTTTGCTGATATTAACTTTGGGGGAGTAATTGCAGGTAAGTATAATGCTTTAAAGTTTAATCCGATTGCTAATATTGACTCTCAAAATATAATATGGGATTGGGGGGTTTACGAAGGGACAATGAGTCTTGTTAATAAATTGTCAAATGGAAATGTATATCTTCCGACTTTTGAATATTTAATTTCGGGGCAATTTAGTTTTGGCAGCATGTGGGGTATAGCTTCTACTGTAAGCAATATTTCTCCGACCGATATAACCGGTAAGTTTGCTATTAAGTTTAAAAATTCATCATTATCGTTAAATGACGATGTTATGAGTTTTGCTCGTGTATTAGATGGTTATACGTGTTCATTAAAATCATCACTAGATATGAATAGTAAACCTATTTTAAATCTTGCGATTCACGATAATGAAAATTCAGCGGTTAATAAAAAGTTTGTAATAGATTATTTTGCTAGTACTCCTATATCGATTCAACTCCAAGGAGCTGTACTTGGAAATTTATCAAACGGTGTAATATTGACTGAATTAAGTCAGCCTACTTTTCAATCTATTATAACATTTATTGCTCAAAATTTAACAATAACTGATTTTAGTTCGCCGCTTTCTAATTTAGACATGAACGCTAAAAAAATTGTAAACATGGCTACAAGCGGTGTAGATAATGAAGCTAGTAACTGCAAATGGGTAAAAGATACAATTAAATCTATACAATTAGCTGGGGCTGTAACGGGAACTATAAATAATGAATTTATTGCTTTTACAAAAATAGGATCAGATCCTATTGTCAATAACAATATTCTAAATTTATATTTTGAAGATGATGCGTTAGATCCAAGATATTATGAGGTATGTCATAATCTTCCGTCTTCAGAAGATTATATGTTGCCAACTTTTAATTTTAAACTGAGAGCTGGCACAACTGCTTCGACTAACCGTGGTTGGGGAATGAAAATGAAGCCGGGAGGTCATGATGTTATAAACGGAGATTTTAGCATTTATATGCATCATTTTTTACTTCCGGGAGATAATACAAAAGATATATTAAAAATAACTGCAGATTCTGCAACTTATACTTTTACAACTACAGTAAATAGTATATTAAATTTGAATAGCAATAAAATTATTAATTTATCAACAAGCGGTGGTACGAATGAGGCTGCAACATGCGGTTTTGTAAACACAGCTATATCTAATTCTAGCTTCCCTATATCATTAATAGGTGCTGTTACAGGTCAAGGGGTTACTGGTCAGCCTATGACTACTAATTTTAACCCGACTCAAACGATTTCAAATTCATTTAATACGCAAATTTGGAATTTCGACAGGCAGTTAGTAGGAGGAGATACAATTTTTATAGAAAAGAATATTTTAGATTCTTCAAATACTGCAGGAAATTTTATTGAGAAAGTTTCCAGGTCAAATGGATCAACTGTACAAGATGTATATTATGTAGAACAATCCACGATAGGCAATGCTATGTTGTGGAGAAAGCAATTTGTAACAAATACGGGTGTTACTTATAGCCCTTTAACTATAATTAAAGGGAATAATACAAATCCGATAATTTTGCTTGATGCTGATGTAAATTTAAATAATAAAAAATTAACAAGTGTTGGAACTGGAACACTTAGTACAGATGGTATAAATAAAGCTCAACTTGATAGTAAACCTTTAAATACTTTACCCGTAAATGGAGATTTAGATTTAGGCACTTATAGGGCTTCAAGCTCAGCTACTCCAACTAGTGGCAATCATTTAACTAATAAAACTTATGTTGATACATTAATTGGCGGCTCTGGGGGGGGGGATTGGACGTATTATACTCCAACGATAACTTGTCCTTCTGGGACAAACCCTACTTTGCCAGCTGGAAATCATTATTTTGGTGCTACATATACAGTAATAGGTAAAACTTTATTTTTAAATTTTAAATTATTACTTCTTTCTGCGGGGACCGCTGGTTCTGGATTATACATGTTTTCTCTTCCGCCAGATTTCACTATAGATCAATCTAAATATGGATACGATCTCAATATAACGCTGAGAAACGCGTCTCAAACTGGAGATCTTAGCAATGACGGATATTTTTCAGATCTTTTTCAAACGCAAGTTGGCAATGGGGTTGTAAGGCATGGATCAAGCGATGCTACTGAGGTTAAAGTATCTCCTATAGTAGAACAAGGTAAGAACAAATTAGCATTATACAGTCTTTTTAAAACAACAACATCTCAGGGGTTTCTTATGAGAAATTGTTATGTAAATAGTAGTTATTTTGCTTTTAATGTTAATGATCAGGCTGTTTATAAATTTAATGCTACTATAAAAATATTATAATTAAAAAGGTAAAAAAAATGAAGAATGCAGAAAACGCTAAAATGTGGCTTTTGGGTCAATTTAGTAAATTTTATTTAATAGACAAATTAAATCCTTTAGTTGAGTTTTTAACAGAGCAAAATTTTGTAACTGAATTATCAAATTTTGTAGTTCAAAACAAAGATTTTGCAGAAGACGAGATACGTAAAAACAATCCAGATATTGCAGATACTGTGATAGCAGAGCTTAATAGCTTAAACTATGTTATGTTAAAA